TTATGAGCAATAGAGAGGCTTGTCGGCGTTCATCCAAGTATTGCCGTCATAGACAACATCACCCTCATCAGAACCTATGCCTATCACACCGCCATTCTCTTGAGCGTCAATTAAGCTCGCGTGAGCGGCCCACCCAACGGGCTGCGACCTGCACAACACAAAGCCGTGCCTGCATATAATCTCAAGGATTTGCCTCTCGTCCATTTGAGCAGCTTGCATTTCGGTTAAATCTGCGACGAGGAGCTTAACGCTAGCCATTATGTTGTCCTGCAAAGTTCGACAAAGTTGGCACCGCTAGTTGCAAAACAATATTCAAATGATACGTCTTTACAAAACAGTCGGGCAGCAATCTATGTCAACGAACTTCTATTTCCAAGCCGTGAAGCTGCAAAATTTCCGCAGCTTCGGCGAACTGACTATCCCAAAGCTGAAACGCATTAATATTTTCGGTGGCTTCAACGGCGTTGGCAAAACGGCCTTACTCGAAAGCCTGTTTTTGGTAATGGACCGGCGAAACCCGGTAGCGATGATCAAGCCGCTACTTTTCAGAAAGTTTCAAACCACAGCGCCAGTCGATCCGGTTCAATTCCTACACGATGAGAAGATTCCGCACGCAGCGATAGAGTGGAAGAGTGCGGCGGACAGATATCGTATGGACTTTGACTATCAACTCAAGCCAGATGATATCCCGATGCATGTGGAGAGTTCATCTCTCGCTAACGGTTTCGGCGGACAGTTTGGAACAGATAGCAGTTTTGCGAATCGCAAGGGTTTTCACATCTGTGTAAGGCGTAACGGCTCGTTGGAGCCAATAGAGCGATCATTCTGTATTGCTGCTCCAGCGGGTATGACCGGCGTAATGCATAAAGTTGACTCCACGCATGTTCCATTTGGTGAGTACGTCAGTACATCTACGAGGGCTGAGACAAAACAACTGGCCCAGATGATCTCGACACTTTTAAAGTCAGGCCGATTAAAAGGCGTCGTAGAGTACATGCGCTTCCTCCACGCTGATCTGGACACCTTCGTCACCCTCCAAGATGGAGACGAGGTCCAAGTTTACGCGCAAATGAGCGACGGCAAAATGCTCCCGGTTCAGTATATGGGAGATGGCTTTCAGAACTTATTGCACACCCTCTGTGCAATCGTGAGGTGCGCGAACGGCGTGGTCTTCCTTGATGAGATTGATGCCGCAATTCACTATTCCGTCGTTACTGAGGCTTGGAAGATCATCGCTAGAGCTGCGTCTGAAGAAAACTGCCAGATACTGGCTACGACCCACTCAAGGGAATGCATCCACAGCGCCGCCGCTGGTGTGCGCATCGCAGGACGCTCGAAGGACTTCCAATACATACGCCTCGAGAAGCCTCACGGCTCCCATTCCGCGATCTGCTACGACATCGACGAACTAAAGAACGCAGAACAGTTTGACGTCGAGATCCGCTAATGACGCCAGTTGGAAAATTCTTTACGCGCGCTTTTAATAAACCCCGGCTGAACGTTCCTACCGTGATTCTTGTGGAAGGAAGCGACGATGGGTTTTTCCTTGACGAAGTCCTGACGGATATCAATGCCTCACCTGACGACGTAGGCGTCTGTGTGGCTGATGGAAAAGGGAATTTTTCTGCACTGCTCCAGGTGATGCTGAAATCTCCAATGTTCACCGGAGGGACAATTCGGCGTTATGCTGTTATCAGAGATGTGGATGACGATTTGCAAGCGTGTTTATCTGAGTGCGCGTCGCTCTTCAGTCAAGCGCAGGAGCCCCAGCCGGCGCCGGGGAATTTTCAGCTACGCAGCGACGGACGATACAACGGTCTCTTTTTGATGCCAGGCAGCACCGAGGTCGGGAGCCTCGAAACTTTGGCCTTCCGCACTCTCGACAACCACCCTATAGCCATAGCCGCTGACAGCTTTTTGTCTGCTTCTGCCGCAAATGGGGGATCGCTTGACCATTTAGATAAGCGTCGGATGCAAGCATTTCTGGCTTCGAGGTCTGCGCCACTCTGCAATGGCGTAGGCTGGGCTACGCGTGGAGGTGTTTTTAATATCACCTCGAATAGCCTACAGCAGCTTAAGGATTTTCTCATTGAACTGCAGACAAAGTAATTTGCGTTGAGAGACTCTGATCTGCGGATAGTTGTCGTCAGACAGCCAGCACCCAAAATACTGGCCACCACTGGTCACTCTCTTTCCTCCCCGGAGAGCTTCCCTAGATAATGGATCGCCTTCCCCGCAAGTCGCTTTTGGTTGGCCGCCTTCGTGTAGCGCGTCACTTCCTTTGAAGTGGTGTGACCAGTGATCGACATGATTTCGTGTTCGGTCGCGCCGCTGTTGGCGAGACGGGTAGCGGAGGCTTTGCGCAATCCATGGGCGCTACAATGGGGAAGGCCCGCTTCGTTGCATCGCTTGCGGAACCACGATCCGAAACCATTTGCAGAGAATGGCTTGTTGAACTCTGTGACGAGAAACGCCAGATCGCCGCACGGGCTGGCTGCGATGATCTCAGCCAGCTCCGGGTGAATTGGAAGCTCCAAGCGTACAGGCTTACGCCTGCGGTTCTTCTGCTGCGTGAAGATCAGCCAGCCATTGGAAACGTGCTGCCGCCCGAATAGGACAATGTCGCTTCGGCGTTGCCCTGTGTACAACATCAAGGCCAGCGCCAATCGCGCCTTCGTCCCTATGGGATGCACGGTCTCGTAGCGCAGCACTTCGGCGTCAGTCCAAGAGTGGAAGCCGTCCGTCGTGCTGGAGAAATACGAAACATCACGCGCGGGATTAACCAAGGCAAGCTCTACGTCCTTAGCGGTCGCGAAGTTGAAAACTGCACGCAACGCCTTTACGCGTCCGTTCGCCGCTTCCGGCAAGTCTGCTTTGCGATCACGCAGAGTGCGAACCGCCTTGGGGCTCATCTTACCGATGGGCATATCTTCAAAGATGCGATCAGAGCCGGGCCGGATCGGCTCGGCCCACATATGCTCAATGATGCCCTTACGCACACGCTGGGTGCGGGAGTCCAGTTTCTTGTATTCGGCGCTCTGGAAGTATTGCTCGCAAAGCCAACGGAATGTTCCCTTGGAAGAGAGTTTCGGGCCGCTGGTTTCTGTCTTTAGTGTTCCATCCAGCGCCGCGTAATACGCTGCCTTGAACTCGTCAGTGCCGGGATGGCCGGGAAGCCGAATTTTCTTTTGCCCTTTGCGACGGAAGTAAAAACGAAACACGCCATCCGTCTTGTCTTCAACGACATATTTGTAAGGGCTTTTGCGTGGCATTAAACGTCCGTATCCCAATTCTCATCATCACCATCATCACCGCCTTCGCCACCTGGTAGGCTGCTAAAGGCGCGATCAAGCGCGAGTCTGTCCCATATGCACCGCGCGTTTGCGCGCTTCGGTTTGGGCATTCTGCCATCACCGGTCATTTCGTCAAAGAGACTCGTTGAAACGCCGATGTATGCCGCCGCCTGCTCCCGGTTCAAGCCCCGTGGCGGAAGCGATACCGGCAGCACTTCAACCCGTTGCGCTCTCATCCCATCACCTCTTCACAGCGCATCCGCAGCAGTCACATCAACAATCCGCTCGCCACGCATGTTTAGCATCATGCAGAAATTTGCCACGTCCACCGGATCACCCTTGCGGACATGCTCATGCAGCATGCGGGACAGGTCTTCGGCGGTGCATTGCTGCTTGCTGTGCCAGCCCCCGCGCCCCTTTGCCCGCGCGACCGCCATTTTCATCTTCATGCCGAGTGCAAACTGGTCGATTGCGTCGTCGTCAGGGTGTGGATTGCAACGCGCGATACGGCGGGAGATAGGCCGTGACAGATCGCCGCCGCCCACCTCTATGGCGTGGTGTCGGCAAAGCCGTAAGCCCATCCGCATTTCGAAAATCTCTTCGGCAGGATGCAAGCAACCGTCCTCGTCTCCTGCCGTACAGGCGCACAGTTCGCAGGCGTAAGACTGTTGCGGCGGCTTTGCGCGGCCTGTGACCGTGAGAGCTTGAGCATAGCCCTCCTCATAACCCTTATTGTAGGTCGCGGCTCCACGGCGCTGCGTTGCCGATTTGCGAACAGGTTTCGGAAGGTGCTTGCTCATTGCGCGCGCTCCCTCAAGGCGTGATAGGTATCGAGGAACATGGTCGCCGCCATGTGCGGGTTTTCCCATGGGAAGATTTCGGTTTCGAACGGCTGGGCGCTCTCAATCCATTCTTCGCCATTCCAAGGCATCAGGTCGCGGCGCTCTGTGATCAGCATGCGCGTATCCAAATGCTTGATGTAAGCCGGATCGGTCATGGTGATGCCGAAGCGTTTCAGTCCCGCCGCCTCGCAGCGCTTTTCGACGCGCTTGTAATCGGGGCAGATGGCCTTGAGGGGTGAATTGAGGTCACCGCAGGTCGCTTCGCCCACTTCATGCAGCAACGCTGCCAGCTTGTGCGGCGGATCGGCGTAATGGGCCATCAAAACGCAATGCTGTGCGATGGAGTAATAGGCGCGCTTGCCGGTTCTGCGGCTGACGCATTGGCCGGTAAAGCGGGACTGGAACGCGAGGCTGTAGGCCACGTCTTCAATCATCAGTTCGGCAGCTTCCGGGTTTTCGAAATCGAAATATGTGCCTGAACCGAGAAGGATGGTAGGACCGACGATGCGGCGACTGGTGGCGGGCTGGGGCTGTGCCGTCATAGCGCATCCCTCTCTTTGGCGTTGCGACGGGTCAGTTGAAAGCTGGTAAGCGCTTCCGACCAGTGTGGCGGGGTTGGGTCGGGGTATGTCAGCGATATCGAAGCTGAACTGCCCCGTGCAATAGATCGTCGTCATGCGTATTTCTCCATGCTGGCGATCATGGATACGCGCGGCAGGCTGACCAGCCCTTCGCGCGTTTCGAGGAAGATGATCGAAACCATTGGCATCGGTCCCGGCATGCCATTCGTGGGCGCTTTGAGGCCCAATTCCGTCAAGCGGTCGCGAACGCGTGCAGGTGACACGTCATAGCGCGTGGCGATCTGGTTGCGGCCATAGCCTTGCCGGATGAGCTTCTTGAGTGTGTTGGGCGTTGGAAGCTTGGCCCCGGTCTTTGATCGTGCGAGTGGCACCATCAGAAGGCCCCCATGACGAGGCAGGCGGACAGCAGTGCAGCGAAGCAGACGCCAGCAATCGTCTGCATCATGCAAATGTCGTGCGCGGTGGGCGGCGTTTCAATCATAGGGGAAATGCGGAACACGGTGGGTTCTCCTTCATCCGTTCGGGAAACCGCCTCGGGGGGAGGCGGAAACCAGAGCGGACGAAAACCGTCACCCTGGAAGCGGCGTAAGCCTTCGTCCGTTACGAATGTCGCGACGCGCGTGCAGGAGCATCAAATAGGAAATCCTTACCGCATCGAGACCGCGAATTTGCTTTGCCCTTAGTCGCTCACGTATCTCTGCGACCTGGTGAAATCGCGCGAAGCCGCCGATGATGTAAGGCGCACCTGCCTTCCATCCATCGTCAATGTAGGACTGCCTAAAAGCTGGTCCGCACGCGGCTTTACGACGCTGCGCTGGTGAAAGTATTGCCATTTCATTCTCCATCCGTTCTGGAAACCGCCTCTGCTGGAGGCGGAAACCAGAGCGGATGCGTCAGGCGACGGCGCGCTTGACTTCCACGCTGATGGTGTGGGCACGGGCCGTGGCCGCTTCACCGCATCGCTTGATTTCAGCGTCAGTGAACCATTCACGCAGATTGTCTTTGGTGCAGCCCTCGCCCACGCGAAGGATTGCATCGGCCATGGCCTGGGTCAGTTCGTTATCGTTTGCGGTTTCAACGTGCAGCATGCCGGTTTCTCCATCCTTTTTGAGAGGGAGCCGGGCGACTGCATCATGAGGGGTTCGTGCCGCCCGGCCTTTCATCCCGTGCCGCGAGGGTTTTGCGGGAGGGAACGGCGCGATAGTAAGCACGGCTTTAAAGCGAATGCAAGCTATACTTTAAAACGAAAAATTGGAGAAACGATTCGACAAGCTCGAAAAAAGAATCAATTATGAGAACTAAAAGAGAACAAAGCGGAGAAAGTTAGATGGTATCGAGTTCAGCTCCGACGCTGGGACAGGTGTTGTCTTTGTCGATTGAATGCGCCGACTGCGGACGTAACCGCTGGAGAAAACCCCAAGAATTGTATCGGATAAAGGGCATCCATTCGAGAACCCAATTATCAGAGATCGGATCGCGGCTTGTTTGCTCTTCGTGTGTAGACGATGGCCTTCCCGGCAAAAACATCGTGATACAAGCTGCTTTCTCGTTTGAGGAAGACCGACTCCGCGCCGACGCTTGGCGGGTCAGTAACCTAGCAGCTCGCGCAGCGGGATGATGCGCCACATATTCTTGATCGCGTAAGGATCAAACTCCAGATCTAGAGGCGGATTGTATTGCTCACAGACGATTCGGTTTTTGCCACGGGACTTCAGTTTCTTGACATACGCCTTGCCGACGGTCTGCCCCTCTTCGGGGAATGTCTCGATTACCACGTGATCGCCCGGCACGGCGTCTCTTCCGCCGCAGTATATCAATTCGCCCGGATCATACCGAGGAACCATGCTGTCGCTCAAAACATGCAGCGCAAAGACCTTCCGTAGATTAGCAATACCTGGTGGGCGGCGCACATATCCAGAAACTTCGCCGTTAAGAGTGAAGTCTCCATCGTCTCCGCCGACCGCAACCCCCAAAACTTCAATATCCATCGGACCAGCCGGAACGGGGCCGGGATCGGATACTATTTCGGCGTCCCCTAACGACTCACTGTCATCAAGGTACTTCACATTTCCATGCATAAGAGCTGATGGATCGATTCGCAAAAGCTCCGCAATGGGGCTGATATGCTCGGTCGCGATGGTGTTTGCGCCACGCTCCCAATTCCCAACTGCACCTGTGGATACCTTCGCGGCCTCCGCAAGTTGACGCATCACTAAACCGCGACGTTTCCGTGCAGTTCTGATCGCTTGGCCCATTTTAATGGCTAAATCGTCTTGATCCATAGGCGGGATGAAAGGCGAACTTTCATCGTCCGTCCATTTAAGTATAGCTTGCATGGATTTTAAAGCTGTGCTTTTAATCGCGATCATGGAGACGAACCTAAATCATCATGGGCTAACGGCCACAAAAAGCGCAGCCAGCGGCGCAAGCGCTATTGCCCGTGTGGTTGGTGTTACGCCTCAAGCAGTGGCGCAATGGAAGGCTGTTCCGCCCGAGTATGTTTTGAAACTAGAAAAGGCGTTCGGCGTCTCTCGGCACATTCAGCGCCCGGATGTTTTTGGCCCTGCCGAAGTTGAAGGCCGCTAATGACAGAACCGTTTTTCTCTTCGCGCGGCCTAACCTCCCGGCCTGCTGCGACCCGCGCCGGAGCGGTTGTGCTGACAGGTTCCGGCGCGGGGTATTCTCGTTTTGCATGCGGGCCTCCGTAGGCGTCTGACTCCCGCCCACATTCACAAATTTCGCTTTCGCGTTCGATGGGAATTTTTCGACAAATTTCCCATTGCGCTTCCGTTTGTCTGGAGCTTGGCAATGAAGAAAGAGCAATACCACCAGCAGCCCTGGTTCCGTCCAATCAAAGGGGCGCAACGTGATCTTATTGAGGCAGTCGGCGGGATAGACCGCGCCGCCCTTCTGCTTGGCCGCTCAACCGCACAGGTTGGCCGCTTCAATGCGTGGAACGACCCTGACCTGATGTCTCAATGGGAAATCATTGTCCTTGAGGCCGACTTGGGCAGGCCGGTCGTTTCGCGGACCATGGCGGTGCTGACGGGTGCGAGCGTTCTTGATCCTGCGGGCGAAGCACGAGGGCGCGATTGCCTCCACGCCGGATCGGCAAAGCTTATGGCGGAACACGCAGACTTCTTCGCGGTCTATTCGGAGGCAGCAAGCGACGGGATTTTCTCGGATCGCGAAATGCTCGAAATGCTGCCGAAGGCGGAAGACGTTCGACGTTCTGCCGACAGCCTGGTGCAGAAGATTCACCGTCGCCTTGCAAAGGCGCTTTCGAAGAACGGTGACGAATGAGCGCCGCCCTTTCCCTATTTCAAAAGCCCGTATCTGATCGGGATCGCGGCTTCCTTCGGCGCGTGGCCGAAGCTGGCGACTGGTACGAGCTTGCGAATGGTGAAGCGCCATCCGCCGTGCATTGCATGCGCGCCGGTTATGCGCGGCTTTCGCGGGACGGACGCCGCGCGATCATCACCAGCGACGGTCAAGCATACCTTCTCCAAATCATGAGGGTGCATTGATGGCTGACGATTACGACCCTTACGCCATCGGCGGCAAACCCTCAGACGAAGGCCCACGCGAGCGCGTTGGCGCATCGGTCGGCGCGGGAACGTCTGCCGCGAATGAGCTTCGCGCGATCGTCGAACGCATGGAGCGCCTGGCGGAAGAGAAGAGCGCCATCGGCGATGACGAAAAAGCGGAAATGGCGAACGCCAAGGCTCGCGGCTTCGACACGAAGGCCATTCGACAGATCATCAAGCTTCGCAAGCAAGACCCTGCGCAGAGAACCAACGAACAAACGGTGCTGGAAACCTACATGGCGGCGCTGGGCATGCTGGAGGATGAGCAATGAGTGTCAACGGCCTTCCTCTTCCCGGCGAAGTCGGTCTTTCCATCGTTGCTGCGGCTGTTCGCGATGGTGAGTACCGCTGCGAGAAGCCCAATGAAGTTGTTGCGGCTTGCAAGGCTGTGGCGAACCGCTACCTCACGCGCGACCGCAAAGACGGCAACCTGTTCCGCCCCGGTGATAACGCAATCGAGTTGATTGACCGGGCGCGTGAGCTGGGCAAGCTCCCGCAGCCGGACGCGGTTGCAATTCCCGCCCGGAAAGTCGCCATCATGCGCGATCCGCAGACAATCGATGCGGGCGACCGGCTGCGAGAACTGGACGAAAAGACAGTTCTTGCCCTGATGGATTCCTTCAAGAATCACGGGCAACAGTCTCCAATCATCGTCTACGGCAAGGAAACGGATGTAGCCGTTCGGCTGGGGGCTGGTGGGCACCGCCTGGAAACCTGCCGCCGCCTCGGCATTCATGTTCTTTGCTTTCATAATGATGGCGACGAACTGGACCGGCAGCTTTGCGAGATTGACGAAAACCTGATCCGCGCTGATCTGACGCCGTCCGACCGGGCGTTGTTTCTGGCGCGGCGCAAGGAAATCTATCTCGTCAAGCACCCGGAAACGGCGGTTGGCGAAAATCAGCATACGAGGGTTCGCCAAATTGGCGAAGGCTCCGAAGCCAAACGATTTACCGCCGCAACGGCTGAGGCGACGGGTCAGAAAGAACGCACAGTTCAACGCGATATAGAGCGCGGCGAGAAGATTTCCGTAAAGGCATTGCAGATGCTACGCGGCACGCGTCACGACAAGGGTGTGACGCTGGACCAAATGAAACGCCTAGAAACCCACGAAGCGCAAGAGCGTTTCGCGCGTGGATTGATAGACGCCGATAAGGCGATTGCAGCCGAAAGCAAGGAAATCCGCACAATCCAGCAGGCCAGCAACCGTGAATCGCGGCTGCGCATGGTCAGTCTGATTGCAGAGCATGGCCGCAAGGGTGGCGAGGACATGCCGCGCGCCGCCTATCCCATCGGTTACGCCGATCCGCCTTGGGAGCAAGAGGCATGGAGTGACGAAACCGGTCAGGACAAGGGTCTACGTTATCCATCAATGACTGTGGATGCCATCAAGGCGCTGTGCGCTGGCGAGAAATCGCCATTCACGCGTGACGCGGTGTTGCTGCTTTGGGTGACCGCCAATCGACTACCGGATGGCCTTGCGGTGCTTGAAGCGTGGGGCTTTCAGTTCGTGACATCCTTGGTTTGGGACAAGGTCAACATCGGCATGGGCCGCTGGTCCCGCGACCGTCACGAAAGTCTTTTGATCGGGAAGCGTGGCTCTCTCTCGCTTGCGCCTCTTATGGGAACGCAGCCGCCAAGCCTCTATTCCGAACCGAAGACGGAACATAGCCGAAAGCCTGTCTGGTATGCGGAACAGATTGACCGGCTTTGGCCGGACGTTCGCAAGCTGGAGCTTTTTCAACGCAAGGACAGTCTTGCGGAAGGCGATGTTCGCCTGAACGGCACGTGGGATTTCTGGGGCAATCAGGCCGGAACGCCGGAAGGCGGTGCGGAATGACCATCGGTTCACACCAACGCAGCATCGGCAAATCTCAGACGCATCTAACTCCACCGGAAATCATACGGTCTTTAGGCGCGTTCGATCTGGACCCATGCACGCCGGATTTCATGCCTTGGTGCACCGCAAAGACGAGGTTCACAGAGAAGGAAAACGGACTTGTTCAGCCGTGGGAGGGGCGCGTTTGGCTCAACCCACCATTTGATAGAAGGGTGGTAGGGCGCTTTATTGAGCGCCTTGTTGCACACGGCAATGGAATTGCCCTGGTCCACGCTCGCACCGAGGCGGCATGGTTCACACGCGTTTGGGAAGCGGATGCACTCCTGTTTTTAGCCGATCGCATCCACTTCTGCGACCAAGACGGCAAAAGGCAAAAGGCGAACAGCGGCGCGCCTTTGGTCCTTGCTGCATTTGGAACAGACAACGTTAATGCGCTCATCAAATCGGGCCTTGGCGGTTTCCTGGTGGATAAGGCCACTCGCATCGGCGCAGCCAAAGGCGGTGAAGAGTGAATATAGCACCTTCGCTGGGCCAGCTCGGGCCGGTCACTCCAATGAAAATCCTTATCGGCTGCGAGACGTCTGGCGTCGTTCGCCGCGCCTTCGATGCGCTCGGGCACGATGTGTGGTCCTGCGACCTACTGCCTTCCGAAGATGGAAGCAATCGGCACATCATCTGTGATGTGCGGGACCTTCTGAACGAAAGGTGGGACCTGCTTGCGGTAATGCACCCGCCTTGCACCCGCCTTTGTAATTCCGGCGTCCGTTGGCTCAACGAGCCGCCGAAAAACCCACCTAATGAGGCGACGGCGGAAGAAAAAACGGATTGGCCTCTACTGACGCGCGAAGAAAAGCTCTCAGTGATGTGGCGGCTACTGGACGAGGGCGCCGCCCTTTTTTCTGACTGCTGGAATGCGCCAATCGAGCGCATTGCGGTCGAAAATCCTGTGATGCATCGCCACGCGAAAGAGCGCATCAGCAACTACGCGCCACCAGCACAAACCGTGCAACCGTGGTGGTTTGGCGAGCGGGCATTCAAGGCCACATCGTTCTTTCTGCGCAACCTGCCCAAGCTCGTAGGCACAGAGCGTCTTGCCCCGCCAAAGGCTGGGTCTGATGAACACAAAAACTGGTCGCAAGTGCATCGCGCCTCACCCGGTCCGAACCGCTGGCAACTCCGATCCAAGACCTATCAAGGCATTGCCGATGCCATGGCGATGCAGTGGGGCGGACAGGCGCGCGAGGTGGCCGCATGACGACGCCAGCGCAGGCTGTACGGGAGCGTGAGAAACAAAAGGTAGCGCGCCTGGAGGACATCGTTCAGCGCGCCAAGGGCGACCGCTGGTCATTCGATGTTGACGGTAAGCAGACACATATCCTTTCGCTCCGTGCGACGGGCGAAAGCGTTGTCCTCTGCACGATCCATGACGAAGCCCTGCCCGATGAAATCGAACTGATCAGCGGAGCGCTGGCAAACATCGTTCTGCTGCTGGAGTTGCGTCAACGCGCCATCATTGCCGTGAAGAGCAGCAGGGCATCACATCCGCAACACCCCCCACCACAGCAGCAGCGGCAAATGAGGGACGGCGATTTCGCGGCGAATGCGGCGATTCTCTGCGGACAGCCGCTTTTTCACCGGTTCCTAGAACGGCGCTCGCGTGACTGCGGTGCGATCCACAACAAGGACCATGCCGACAAGGTCATGAAACAACTGATCGGCATTACCAGCAAAACACAACTGAACAAGGAAGAGCGAGCGCAGGCGGCATTTATCGATCTGCGCTCTGACTTCGAGGTATGGAAAGAAAGGGGGCGAGCATGACGGGGATGCTGCCAATTATCGAGATATTGGAAGACTGTGAAACTGACGCGAAGCGGGCGCAATGGCTGCTTCAAGTGCCGAGTTTCGTTTTTTATCGCAGTCAGGTGGATATCCGCCGCGTGTTGCGTGCGGCGGGCTTTATGCAAGGCGTTGAGCTTCTTGAACTGGAGCTTTCGCTCCTGCTTTCGACGCGTGACAGCGACGGACAGCCGCCCGCACAGATCGCTATGACCGTAAACGCCATGCGTGGCTTCATGCGGTCGCTGGTGCGGAAAGGTGGCCTGCAATGAGCGCAGAAGCCACTATCCGGCGCGGCGTGCGCAATGCGCGCTACACGACCGTTCCAAACCACGTTTTTGAGGACACCCGGCTTTCCATGGATGCGCGGTGGCTACTCGGCTACCTTCTGTCGAAGCCGGACAATTGGACCATCGTCATCGGCGATATCATCAAGAAGGGCAATTGCGGGCGCGACAAGGCCCGCAAGATGCTGACGGAGCTTGTTGACTGCGGTTACGCGGAGCGCGAACAGACGCGCGACGAGGGCCGTTTTAGCGCAACCGCGCTGGTTATTTTCGATGAACCGCGCGCGGCGGCAGACACCAGCAGCGCCGAAGGTGTTGCATCTTTACCGCAGCCTGAAATGCCGTCGCCGGTAAAGCCGTCGCCGGTTTTGCCGTCGCCGGGAAAATCGGCACATAGTAATAACTCATACTTAGAAAATACTGATAATCAGCAAGAGGGAGATGCGCGCGAAGCTGATTTGAAGAATGAAGAAGACCCGAAAGCGGTAGTGCGGGCCTTCAAGCGTTGGTACGGGGATTGGCCGACGCGGAAAGTAGACAGCGCCTATGCTGCCGAAAAGGCGTGGTTCCTGCTCACGCCGGAACAGCGGGCCGAATGCATCGCCAAATCGCCCATCTACATCGAACGGGCCAACGCCACGAAGGGCGTCAAAGTGCCTTGGGCTGGGCCGTATCTGACGGGCCGGGATTGGGAGAAACTGGACGATCCTAAGTCCGATGTGGCCGCACCTGTGGTGCATGGGCCTTACACCCGCGCCTGGCATGCCGGACGATGCGCCGAACTGTTGAAGCCTATTTCACAAACCTTGCCGCAGCTCCCCGGCATGCTCCGACAGATTGTCGAGAAGGGTGGCGAAGACGCCGAACGTATCCTTGCGGATCGCCGCCGCAAGTACGGTTGGCCGAAGGTCAGCACGATGGACGAGCGTGCAGGCGATCGTAAAGGCGCAACAGTGCCGCCTCAAGTCTTCAGGGTTTCGGAAGACTTCGACACCACCAGACGCGACAGCGAGCTGACGGCAGCATGGCGGCGGTTCTTCGATAAGCAAGGCTTACCGTTCCCGGCAGTGCCGAACGGTGTTGACTGGCTGTTCTTCCCACCAGTGCCAGCCGAAGTCACCGACTTGGATATGGCGGTTGGGGAAGCGTGGGCGCAATTCGAGCAACAGATAACCGAGGGGCGGACAGATGATGCAGCATAGGTTCAACGATATCTCCCGCCACGTCTCATTGAAGGGGCTTATGAAGCTGGACCGGATTGCGACAGAAGCGGCGCAAGTGGCGCGAGAACGCGAATCGGCAAGCAAGGTCGCAGCGGATGCGCACGGTGATTCTAGCTGGATCATCGTGCAGGTTGCCTTCGGGCGTGAGAACGCTGTGGAAAAAGATCTGCTGGAAGCCGGTATCGAAGCATGTGTGCCGATGCGAATGGGGCCGGAACGGAAGCGTCATGGCAAGCGTATCCCACCATCAGCAATGCCAGTGTTCAATGGTCTAGTGTTCGTATTCTGCCGACGTATTGGCGAGGCAATGCGGGGCGTGATGAGCTTCGAACACGTCAGGAAGATCGTAATGCACGAAGAAAAGGCGGTGCCATTCTCTGAGGACGCTATCAATGAATTCAAGGACATGGCGCGGAGAGGCGATTACGATTGGGACTGTAACGCAGGCACGTTCAACAAGGGCGACAAGGTCCGTATTACCAGTGGGCCGTTCGTTGGATATGAGGTTCGCATTGAAGCCTTTGCAGGCGCGGGCAATGGTGATGCGGTTGTGAGCATCCCCATTTTTGGAAAGCCCGAGGCCTTCAACATGCCTCTTGTCACGCTTGAGAAAGTGTGAGTACAAGATGCGCATGGTCGATCCGGTTCTTAGTGGCGGTTGCGTTTCACGCCCGGACCCAGCCCTGACAGTCTCTCTCGAATGAGACACCGATTCAGGGCCAGTGCTACAGCTATGAGATTTCCAAGGCGACCCTAACCCGGTCGCCTTTTGCGTTTCTATAGGTTGGTTCTGGAGGCTGCGATGTCTGGTGTGTTGACCATGAAGTGGGCCGATAGAAACCTGTCGAAGTACGGCAAGCGCATCCTGACGCTGAAGACGAAATTCCCGAAAGTTCTGCCTCGCATCGTCAACCAGGTGGGCGACCGCTCCAAGACGGTTGTCATTCGGGAATTGGTGCAGCAGACAGGATTGCAACGCGTCGTCATAGTTCGCGCGATTGGCGATCCTAGGCGGGCAAGTCCTGGTCGCTACATTTACGACATGACGACGAGGGGCGGAAACATCCGCCTAAAGTACCTGAAGCCGAGGGAAACCCGCAAAGGGGTAATCGCAAGGCCATTCGGAAAGCCAACGCTGTTTGCTGGGGCATTCCTTCGAGGCGGTAAGTTCCCTGACCGCAAAGACGTGCCTGCCTTCAACGGGCATGCGTATGTCAGACTGAACAAGTCAGGGACGAAGATCACCTTCGCTCGGTCTGGCGTTTTTATTCCTGTCGAAATGACGAGCGGTGCAACCGTTGCTGCGTTTCATCGGGTTGCTGCTCCATTGCTTGATCAACGCATTTCAGCGGTTCTCGATAAGCTGGTCCCGTGACCCTTAGCCCCGACCCATCGACCCGTCACCACCCCCCTCGGTTGGGTCCTCTTCCCGAAGAAGCCAAGCAGCGGGTGAGCGCGACTGCGGGATTTCTCGCTGAGCAAAAAATTATAGGGGGATTCCCCCGCCTTTTCAGTGGAATCGGAATCAGATGGCAAAGAGCTATCCTGACGACCTTCGAAGAGAGGTCATCGCCTTCATTGATGAGGGCCATACAGTTCGCGAAGCGGCGGAAAAGTTCAGCGTCAGCCCCAGCTTTGCAGCCAAATCCCACAAAAGGCACGTTGATGCTGGGCAAAGCCAGCCTTTGGGTGAGGTTGAGCCTGCCGACAAGGTGCTGCCGACTGTAGACGATGGCGAGGTTTCCGCTTCTGAGCTTGCCGATCTGCTTGGCGTTTCAAAGCGTGCTGTCTCCGACTTCGTTGAGCGTGGAATCGTGGTGAAGACAGAACGGAATCGCTTCGACATGCGGCGTTCGATCCAGCTCTACTGTGAGCATCTTCGCACGATGGCTGCGGGGCGTAGCGGCGACGGCGCGGACGCCTTGACCACAGAGCGCGCGCGCCTGGCGCGTGAACAGGCCGACCAAACCGCCATGAAGAACGCGGTTATGCGGCGTGAAATGATTCCAATAACGGACGTGCGGCATGAATGGACTTCAATTGGACGGCGTATCCGCAACGGCATCATGTCCGTTCCCTCACGGTGTCGCCAAATGCTTCCGCACCTCACGACTTTCGATGTTGATGTGATCGACCGCGAACTTCGGTCGGCGCTTTCCGATCTGGGTGAACAGGACGATGACAGAAGCCTTGACGCTGCTGCGGAAAGCGTTGTGGGAGAGCCTGCAACCGCCTCCGAAACTGAAGCTGTCGAAATGGATTGAAGAGCACATTCATTTGCCCGAAGGCGTTTCCTCGCTGACTGGCAAGGTAAGGCTCTGGCCTCCGCAACACGAAATCGCTGATGCGATCGGTGACTCCGCTATCGAGCGTGTCACGCTGGTTAAGCCGGTTCGCGTCGGCTTTACCACGCTGCTGACGAGCGCGATGGCGAGTTTCTGCAGTAACGATCCGGCCCCCATCCTTGCGCTGCTGCCGACCGAGTCCGACTGCCGAGATTACATGGTCTCCGATGTGGAGCCGGTCTTTGATGCCTCACCTGCGTTGCAGGGGATCTTGTCGAGCGACGAAAAAAAGGGCGGAAGAAACACGCTGCTTTCACGGCGCTTTCCGGGCGGTTTTCTTAAGGTCATCGCCGCCAAGTCGCCGCGCAACCTGCGTCGTCATAACGTTCGCATCCTGTTTATGGATGAAGTGGACGGTATGACGCCGACGAAGGAAGGCTCGGCACCAATACTTGCAGAGCGTAGAACGCTTTCGTTCTCAGATCGCAAGATTGTCATGGGATCGACGCCTGTTTACGAGGCAACAAGCCAAGTCCTGCGCTCCTATGAACTGTCGGACAAACGGATTTATGAGGTGCCTTGCCCCGAGTGCGGTCACTTCCACGAAATCCAGTGGGCAGACATCCAATGGCCTGAAGGCGAGCCAGATAAAGCATATTACGTCTGTGTCGAGTGCGGCTCCGTGATCGATGAACGGCATAAGCCGGGAATGGTCACGAACGGCAGGTGGCGAGCGCTTAGACCGGAAATCAAGGATCATGCAGGCTTCCGCATGAATGCTCTGATTTCCCTTCTGCCGAATGCGTCGTGGGGCCGATTGGCGAAGGAATTTGTTTCGGTCAAAAACGATCCGACAACTCTTCAAACCTTCGTCAACACGATCCTTGCGCAGGGATGGAAGGATGAAGCCGACGAGTTGGACGATATCGCTATATCGGAACGCGCCGAAGATTTTGGTTTCGAGTCCATCCCTATCGAAGTGCTGATCATAACCGCAGGCGTTGACGTGCAGGATGACCGCCTTGAGGTGACATTCGTTGGCTGGGACAAAGAGGGCGTTCCGTACATTCTTGGTCATGAAGTTATTTGGGGCCGCTACGACGACACAGCGACATGGAGTGAACTAGATATCCTGCTTGCAACGCAGTGGGATCATCCGCTTGGCGGTCGCATCAAGGTCGATGCCACGTGCGTTGACAGCTCGGACGGTGAAACGATGGAGACCGTCTATCGCTTCGCGTTCCCTCGCTTCAGTCGCAAGGTTTACGCCATCAAGGGTGCTGCGGGAAACCGACCTTGGATTGAGCGCTCCAAGACCAGCGTAAAGGGCGGGCGTCTTTTCATCGTTGGTGTTGATGGCATCAAAAGCAACATCATGGGGCGGCTTGTCCGGCCCAAGGCTATGCGTTTCTCCAAAGACCTCGCGGCTGTCTGGTTCGAACAGATTGCCGGTGAAAAAATGGAAGTTACCTACAAGCGTGGTCAGACGGTGCGGGAGTTCGTTCCCGTACCTGGTCGCCGTCATGAAGCGCTCGACTGCACGGTTTACGCCTTCGCTGCTCGCCAGATGGTGGTTGCCAATTGGGCGCACCGCGAAGGCGAGCTTTCCACGCCACCGGAAATGGCGCCGCCACCTTCCGGCCCTCAAATCGCAACATCGGACTGGTTGTAATCATGGCTCTTATCGATGATCAAATTACCGCGCTCGAAGAGGCTGTTGCCATGGGTGCGAAGAAAGTGATCTTTCATTCTGGCGGCACTCGCCGCGAGGTGGAATACCACTCGCTGAAAGAAATGCGCGAAGCTCTGGCGTCGCTCCAATCGAAGCGATCGGGCGGCTCGCGCATGATCCTGGCGGCGCTCGATTGATGAGTATCGGAAACGTCTTGGACCGGGCAATCGGTTACTTTTCTCCTGAAGCTGGGCTTCGTCGGATAAAAAACCGGGCCGCGATCGACGTCGTGTCGCGCGGCTATGCGGGCGCGGAAACCAGCCGGTTGAAGACTGGCAGGCGCGCACCGTCAACATCGGCTGACGCGGAATTGCTCCGCGCTGGTCGCGAGCTGCGCAACCGGATGCGTGACCTGGTCCGCAACAACCCACACGCAGCCAAAGCCATTTCGGAGCTTGTCAGCCATGCGATCGGCGACGGGATCATTCCGCGCTCGAAAAATAAGAAGGCGATCAAGCTTTTCAAGGCATGGGCAAAGGTCTGCGACGCAGACGGCGATCTTGATTTTTACGGCATGCAAACGCTTGTCGCTCGCGAAATGTTCGAAAGCGGTAACGGCTTGGTTCGTCGCCGTCGTCGTAGACTTGAAGACGGCTTGCCAGTCCCATTGCAATTGCAGGTGCTGGAAGACGATCTGATCGACAGCACGAAAGAGGGTATGCTTTCGGGTGGCGGTAAAGTCATCCAAGGCATCGAATTTGACGCGCTCGGTCGCAAGCGAGCTTATTGGATGTTCGGCTCGCATCCGGGAAACAGCTTTTACGATCCGTCATCGACGATCGTCTCCAAGCCTGTGCCGGCCTATGACATCGCCCATGTTTTCGAAAAGCAAAGAACGCAAGTCCGGGGCGCTCCCTGGGGTGTTCCTGCGATGGACGACATGTACGGTCTTGCCAAATATGAAGAAGCTGAACAAACAAGAAAACGTTTGGAAGCTTGCATCGTTGGCGTCATGACAGGCGGCGAAGAGGCCGATAATCTCGGTGCGCCTGTTGCCATGGATGCTGGCGGGAAACCTCTTCCGGCTGGCATTTACGACGTCCACGGCCAACGAGTGGAAAAGTTTTCGCCTGGTTCGTTCTACAACGCCGTGGGCGGGCGTGGACTGACGTTCTCCCAACCAGCAGTGACCGACAGTTACGACCCTTACAAAGTGTCGATGCTGCACACGATCGCGGCGGGATGGCGCGTGCCATACGCGATCATGACGGGCCGGCTGGACAAGGTTAATTACTCATCCAGCAAGATCGGGCTTGAGGGTTTCCGGCGTCTTATTTCGGCACTGCAATGGCAGGTGATCATTCCCCAGCTCTGCCAGCCGGTATGGGACTGGTTCTGTGAGGCCGCTTACTTCGCGGGCTTGCTCGACACACCGACAGTGGAAGTTGAGTGGTCGCCTCCGCGCTTCTATTCAGCAGATCCGCTGAAGGATGCGACGGCACGCATCAAGGAAGTCCGCGCCGGCTTCCGGTCGCTCTCAAGCGCGATCGCGGAAACGGGTGAAAACCCGGACGACGTGCTGAACGAAATCGCCAGCGACGCCAAGAAGATCGATAAGCGGAAATTGATCCTCGACAGTGACCCACGTCGCATGTCGCAGGCCGGGCAAGTCCAGCAGCAAGACGACAACAAACCCGACGACGACAAGGAAACCGACGATGACGAAGATTGAACTTCGCAACGCGCCTGCGAACCTGCCCATGCAGATCCGTGGGCAGGGTCTTTCGGAAAGCAAAATTGACGCGGAAGCCCGCACGGTGACGCTGGTTTTCACCACAGGCGCTTCCGTTCGCAGGCTTCGTTACACCGGATGGGACACCGCAAAGCCCTTCGACGAAATCCTTGTGGTTTCTGAGCGGGCGCTTGATCTTTCTCGAATGAACCTCGGCGCGCCTGTCCTCGACAGCCACTCGAAATATTCCACGTTCTCGCAGGTTGCTGTTGTCGAGCGGGCGTGGATCGAAGGCGCCGAAGGCTGGGCGACAATTCGCTTTCCGAAAGTCGGGATCGACGCCAGCGCTGATCGCATGTTCGGCCTGGTCGCGGATAAGATCGTCAAGAACGTTTCTGTCGGCTACTCGATCGATAAGATCAGGGTGGAAGAGCCACAGAAGAAAGGCGAGGTCGAAAAGATTTTTGTCGAGCGCTGGACGCCTAACGAAATCTCTTTCGTGACCGTGCCTGCCGATCCCGGTGCGCAAGTCCGCGCAAGTGAGGCAACCTTCCCGCTTTCCATCATGGGCGCGTCTAACGCTTCCATCCGCGCTGCTCGCATGCGCATGGCTGAAGCCGCTCTGAGCTGCGTCTAAGCTGCCTACCCAACATTTCAAAGTTCGCCACCTGCTTGCCACCGGGACGCAGGGCGACGGCGCTTGTCTACCCGGTAATTCAAAAGGAACTGCACACCATGAAAAAGGGTGCTTACTTTATCGCTGCTGCCGTCGCGCTTGTTTGCTTCGGTCTGGCTTTCACCATCCTCTCTGCCGATCCTTCGCATGCCGCATCGCTGGTCGGACCCGATAGCCTGGTTCATCACGCCGGCAACTACATCTTCGAAGCCAACATTGCCCTGGTTGCCGCCCGCAAGAAACTCGACGACCTTACGACCCGTGCGACTGCGAAGCGCGGCGAGCTGGTGGAGGGACTTTCTGAAGACGCGGCACGCGCGATCGAAAGCGATCACGAAGCCATCCTGCGGGAAGTCGAGCAGACGCGTGCAGAGGTCGCCCGGTTGGAAACCGAAGAGCGCGCAAACCCATCCAATCCACCTGCCTCGCAAGACGCTATCACCGCTGCACGCGCGGCGGTTGACGAAGAGCGCACACGCGTTCGCAGCATCGAAGAAATGTCGGCAAGGGCAGGCTGTGTTGACTTCGGTCGCCAGCATGCGCTTTCGGGGACATCACTCGAATCCTTCCGTTCGCAGCTCCTTGAACACCTGATGACCAATGAGCGGCAAGCGCCGACCGACAGCCGCGTGCGGGTGCAGGTTGGTCAGGATGAGCGCGACACGCAACGCTCGGCGCAGATCGAGGCGCTGTCTTATGGCTTTGGCGCGCCTGTGCCAGAGGGTGGGCCGTCTGCTGCGGCGCGCCAGCACATGGGCCGGGGTTTGGTCGATCTGGCTGCGGACAGCATCGGACATTCGGGCCGTCGTATGCTCAACGCCCGTGACATCGACGACATTTTCACGCGCGCTTCGCATACCACTTCGGACTTCCCGGTGATCTTCGAAGGTGCCGTTAATCGCACTCTCGAACAGCGCTATGCCTTGGCGCAACCGACCTTCAAGCGGTTTGCCCGCAAGAAGAACTATCGCGATTTCCGCCCCGATACGACTGTTAAGGTCGGTGACTTCCCGATGCTGAAAAAGGTTCTGGAAGCCGGCGAAATCAAATACGGCACCTTCGGTGAAGGCAAAGAGGCAACGCGCGCTTTCAGCTATGCCATCGCGCTGAACATTAGCCGACAAATGCTGATCAATGATGATCTCGGCGCGATCGCGGAGCTGCTGTCGAGCTACGGTGCAACGGTGGCCTTGTTCGAGGAAGTGACGTTCTACGCCGACGCGTACAACGCCAAGCTTTCGGACGGCAAGGAAGTCTTCCACGCAGATCATTCGAACATCGCTGCGGCGGCAAACATCACAATCGACTCTGTGGCTGCGGGCCGCAAGTCGATGGGCCTTCAGAAGTCGAGTGACGGAAAGTTGCCGCTGCTTGCCAATCCTGCCCGCATCATGGTGGTCGGTCCCAACCAGTTGACCGATGCGGAAAAGCTGCTTGCGTCCATCACGCCTGCAACCGTGTCCACGGTCAACCTCTTTTCCGGCAAGTTCGAGCTGGTGGAGACGTCGCAGATCACTGACAACTCTTGGAGCCTGCACGCCGATCCGTCTGCCGGGTCAAACTATCGCTGGGGCTATCTCGAAGGCTACGAAGCGCCGCGCGTTCGCATGGACGAACCATTTGGCCGTCAGGGCTTCAGCATGTCGGTGGAACACGACTTCGGTTGCGGCGCGACGGACTTCCGTTTCGGCTTCCGCAATCCCGGCCCGGCGCTTCAGTAAAGGTACGGCGAAAACAACGGGTGGGCTTCGGTCCACCTCTCTTTCACTTCGCGCATAAGGGAAAAGATCATGGCGAAGAATTTCAAGCAGCCGGGCACGACGCTGGATGTTCCAGCACCGGCAGACGTCAAGTCCGGCGACGGTGTTCTTATCGGCAAGCTGTTCGGCGTGTCGCAGATCTCCGCAAAAGCAAACGAGATGATCACGATCGACCGCGTGGGCGTTTGGGATCTGCCAAAGACCGAGGCGCAGGCGTGGGGCATTGGCGACGTCGTTTATTGGAGCGGCACGGAAGTGACGACCGTCGCAAGCGGCAACACGAAGATTGGTTATGCCGCCGCTGTGGCAATCAATCCTTCGAAGCGCGGCGACGTGGTTCTGAGCCAATAAATGGTTGACTGGCGCAAACTGGAGGCTGCCGTTGATCGCAAGATCGGCGGCGCTTTTGGCGAGCGTGTCCGCTTGTCGTTCATGAAGGGCGGCAAGACGGACCCGGATCGTCCGCAGATCATCGTTCATTGCGAAGCGCTTTGCGTTGGCGGTGATGAAGTCTCGACATTGGGCGGCGGTCGTTCCGGCCAGTTTCAAACTCGGCTTGCTACTGGCGAAGCCGAACTGTTTCTCGATCGCGCCTCGTATGACGGCCCGGCTCTTCAATCCGGTGACACCGTTCGCGCGATCGACCGTGCTGGCCTGCCGGTTTGGGAGGTCGCCAACGTGAGCAGCCGCGACACAAGCATGATCGCGATCCGACTAAGGGAAAAATAGCATGTCGCTTGTTCGTATCGCTTTGCGGATCTGCGCGGTGGAAGCCCTCAAAGGCCGCACGCTTGTCGGTGATAACGTGTTGGACAGCGAAATCGGCGCGCTTGATCAGTCGCAAGACGGTTCCTTGCGATCCGACAAGCCGTTTATCTCCGTCTACGCCGATGACAGCAAGTTGCTGAACGGCCTTGAGATTCGCTCGCTCATTAAAAGCGGGCAAGTGGATCTGAACTTCGAAGCTGGAATTGCCACGCCACACACGGTCACAGATCCGGTCACGGATGAAACCGTGATCTATGAGGGAGTGCCGGCGACCGATGCGAATTTTGAGTTTCACCTTGATTTGACGATGCGTCAGATCGCGGACGCGCTTGCGGATCCTGATAATGAATGGGCCGTCTTGTTCGCTGGCCTGGTTACGGGTTTTGATAAATCGCAGCGATCGCGAATAAGTGGCGACACGAATGGTGTTCGGCTTGCAGCTCACCAACTAAAGCTGACGGTTAGCGCGGTTGCAGAGCCTGTGCGCGGTGAACCACTGCTAGACGTTCACCCGTTGGCGCGCTTCTTCGCCAAGTGTGATGCCGATTTTTTCCGGCGCATGCCCGATATGGAAAAAAAGATCGCGCTTATGAAAGCGCAGCTCGCCGGCAGCAATGATGATCTTACTGCCGCCATGCGGCGTTTCGGTATCGTCTACGATGAAGCCGATGCAATGCTGCTGACACCTTCGGGGTTTGAACCATGAGCGGCGCGAAATGGCTTGCTGACCACATTGCGGAAATCAATTTTCGGATTGCCGAATTGGAACGGAGAAACCGCAACCGTCGCCGTAAAGGCAAGATCGCGGAAATCAGCGACGACAAAAGCAGGTATCGTGTCGAGCTATCCCAACAGGGCGAAAAGCCGTTTCTCACGCCATGGATCAAAGCCCGAACGCTCTCTGCCGGTGGCGTTAAGGTTGATGTTCTTTACAGCGTCGGCGAACAGGTGGACGTCGTTTCGGAAAGCGGCGACCTCGCGGACGCTCAAATCGACTTCTCGACCTACAGTGACGAGAACGCGCGCGAAAACAGCGACACGCCTTTGCATATCAAGATCGGCAGCACCGTGATCGAGGCAACTGGCGATCGGGCAAAAGTCACCGCTGATACCGTCATTGTCCAGTCTTCAAACGTGCAGCTCGGCGGTGAAGGCGGAAAGAAGGTCGCTCGAATTGGCGACCTGGTGCACGTTCAAAGCGGCTCGTCATCTGGCAAGTGGCCGATCGTCGAAGGCTCCGAAAGCGTCTTCGCCGTAGACTAAAAAGGGAAAAGCCGATGCCAAGTTCAACAGGCGTCAATGCCGTAACCGGCGCGCCCCTGTCTGATTGGGAGCATACCCAACAGTCGATCCGCAAGATCCTGAAAACACCGATCGGCGCACGCGTTATGCGGCGCGATTTCGGCTCGGAACTGCCGGACCTGATCGACGCCAAGATGACGCCGCGCAATATCCTGAAGCTTTATTCTGCGGCGGCTATAGCCATTCAAATATGGGAGCCGCGCTTTCGAATGCGGTTCGGCAGAGTCACGCGGGCCGATGTGTCCGGCGCTTTGTCGCTGGAAATCTACGGCATCTATTTTCCCCTCGGTCATCGCGGCGATTATTCCATTGCGGAAGATCAGAGCCTGCGCGTCGTCATCGAAAGATCACCATGACACTTGCTGTTTACGCGCCAACGAGCATCGACATTTCCCGGCTTCCTGCGCCTGAAGCTATTGAGGCGTTAGATTTCGAAGCGCTCTATGACGCCTTCAAAGTCCGCTTTCTGGCGTTTTGGGATCAGCAGCGCGGGATCAACCCGGCGCTTCCTGCCTATGACGTGCAGAAACTCGAAACAGATCCTGCGGGAATTGTCGGGGAAGCCTGGTCTTATTTGCGCCTCATGGATCGCCAGCGCGTAAATGACGCGTTCCGCGCACTGCTTGCCGCTTATGCCAAGGGTGGCAACCTCGAAGCCATTGCAGCCGGTCGCAACATTGCGCGTCTCGTCATCGTGCCGGCTACCTCTAGCGCCGCTGCGATCATGGAAGGTGACGAAGCGTTGCTGCGCCGATATCTCTTGTCATTCGACGTTCCTGCGTCGGGGTCTGCCGGGCGCTATCTTTACGATGCCTGGACTGCCTGGCCGCAGTCTTCTGATAAGGAGCTAGGGCTTTGGGACGCGCGGGTGAATGGCCGCGCAATACACGGTCGCCTCGGTGACACTGACGTGGTCGTGATCGGCCCGGAAGGTCGGCTTCCGACGCCTTTGGAGCTGGCAACCGTCAGGGCAGCAGTGACGCACCCGAACCGTGCGCCTGAAGCGGTGGCAATCTCGGTCATGTCGGCGTCACGTGTTGAATACGCGGTTTCGCTCGTTTTGGAGGTCCCCGCGGTCGGCCCGTCTCCTGATGTGCTGAAGGCGGAAGCGATCAAACGGGTTGTCGCCGCGGCGAAGGATAGAACGCTGATCGGCGGCGAAATACCAGCCGGATTGCTTTCTGGTTCAGCCTTCGGCGCTGGCATCATCAAGGTGCGCGATCGCGCGCCTGTCGTCATCGAGCCAGATCCATACAAGGTTCCGGTCATGACTGCGCTTACCATCGACGTTGAGGTGCGCCCGTGAGCAATGTTGCGCCCCTCCTTGATCCGAACTCTGCTGATGAGATTGAGTACGGACTTGCTGCCGGCATGTCCGATGATCTGCCCATCCCTTATGCGGAAATCATGGACCCGTATCGAACGCCTGCACGGTTCCTTCCTTGGCTTGCCGCGCATCATTCGGTTGATTTGTGGTTCGACGATTGGCCGGATGACCGGAAGCGCGAAATGATCGCGCAATGTGCGGGTGTCTCGACAGTCTATCCGGCTTCGCCTTTGGCGGCGCTGAAAGGAACGCTGGTAGGACTGAAGCGCTATCTCGCGTTCGTGGACGCGGAAATTATTGACCGGATCGCGCATCCGTCACGCTTCACCTTTGGTCGAGCCGTGATCGGACTGACGCCGATCGCGCACAAGGCTTTTGTGGCGCACTACCTGGTTAAGCTCAAGCTTACCGCGCCAAAGAACCGCCTACAGATCGGGCGCAGCGCGTTCGGGCGATCTGCCGCCACGTCTGTTGATCTCGAACCTATCCGCCGCGCAATGCGCGCAATGACGACCGCTAAGACGCCGGAAACGCTTTACTCCGTTTCCTTCGCCTGGCGACGCGGCATCACCTTTAACGACAACATCATTATTGACGGCAGTAGCGCATTTGGCGGCTACCGCGATCGTCAACGTTTGGATTGAGGACACTATGAAGCGCACTCTCTTTAACGAAGCGGAAATTGCCGAACACGCCGATTTCGAAGCGATCGGCGCGCAAGCGCAAGCCGCGACTGATCGTGTTTGGGGTGATGCTATCGGTTATCCCGCTCATTGGGCCGCGTTCACGGTCAGTCGCAAGTCTGCGCAGACCATCACTGTTTCACCTGGTCGTTATGTGAATGGTGAGGTGGTTTATGATCATGCGGAGCCAAAAGACCTGAACTTGCAGCTCAATATTCCGGCTGCTGCTTCCGATCAGCGTTGGGTCGCTATCCTGCTGCGCGGCGAAGAAATCACCGAAACCGCCAACCGGCCTTTCGAAGCCTCGACCGACCCGGAAACCAGTGTCATCGTTCAACGCACCACGCCGAAGACGATCAGCCGTGTCGTCAATTTGCTCGTGCAGCCCGGTGAAGCCAATCCGGTTCCGGCAAAGCCGATCGTCGCCGAAACGGATGCCTGCATTGCTTACGTGCTACTGAAGTCAACCGGCATCGATGTGATCGAACCAGGCAACAGCGACCGAGTGAAAACTCTGTTCGAGGTTGAAGGCCGCGTGACGGCGCTTGAAGTCGATCTCGACAGCCTTTTCCTGCGCACATCGACCATCGAAACGCAGATCACAAACATCGTCGGCAGGCTCAGCGAAATCCCTCGGCCGGAAATTATCCGGCAGATGCAGCGCGACGTGGGTGCCGCCCGGTTGCAACTCAATTTGCCCGACGATGCGCGTGCTTACAGGTTCGATCCGGGCCTGACTTATGACCAGTGGGACAACCTGCACGCCGACTGGCTAGCGCGTATCAATGAGGGCGTTCGCTTCCCGTTTGCGGCGACGATCGAAGCTCGTCTTGAAGTGCAGGCCGAAGACGATCCGAACATCATGTTTCGCAATCGGCGCATGGTCCCCGCCTTCGACGAGGTAACCCGGATCTCCAATGCGTCGCTTGATAGCACGCTCAATATCTCGCAGCTCGTCCACACGCAGATTACGGCGGTGCTGAAGGATATGTCCCGCACCCGCATCATCTACGGCCCAACACAAGAGGTATGCGAGAATAACGCTTATTGGTCGGGCGTTGTTTCTGGCGCGCGCGTCGGGATGACGTTTGCGATCGGCGGCGAAACGTTCGAAGTCGTCGCCGAATATGGCGGTCGCGGCGGGCATCGTCGCTACGGCGTGCGAACAATTCGCTACGAGTCCTACACGGAAAGCTATTGGGACTATGTGAGCGAGGAAGTCGGTCTTAACGGCTCGATCTATGCGCAAACTTTCCTCGTTGCGCAGCCAATGCAGATGACCAGCCTGGAGTTGGCATTCGCCCGTGTTGGCAATGATGGTGATGTGCATGTGCTGATCACCGAAACCACGCCTGCAGGGACGCCGAAGTTTGATTCCGTGCTGGCGCGCGGCACGCTGAAGCATTCGGATTTGGTGGTCGGCTGGAACAAGATCGCTTTGCCGATCACGCTGCTTGAAAGCGGACGTCGCTATGCTTTTGTGACGGTCACGACCGGTGCGCATTCAGTCCATATTTCGGGTGCAAACAAGTTCACGGGCGGCTCTCAGTTTGTCTGCACCGATGGCGCTTTTGCACAAGGATCAACGGAAATCGATTTCTGTTTCCGCATCAATGCAGCTCGCTTCCGCAGCCCGCGCACGGTCATTCCGATGCATGCGCTGACCCTGCAGAACGGCATGACTGAAATCGACATGCTCTTTGCCGGTTGGGCTCCACCTGGTTGCGCCTTGGCTTTCGAAATCCGCCCGGCAGGACAGACAGTCTGGACGGAACTGGATGACGGCGACCCGGCGGCAAACCCGCTGGTTGGTCTCCCTGCATCTGTAGAACTGCGCATGGTGATGATGGGCACGGTCGATCTGCAGCCGATGATCCAGCTTGACGCCAAGGCGATTTCACGGGTCTCCCGCAATCGCACCGACATGAAGGCCGTTAGCAAGGAATTCGACTTCGGAATTTCGACGTCGGCCATCATAACGCAATTCACTGTCGATCGCTTCGATCCTAACGCTCACACGTTCAGTCCGGCTATTCGGGTCGGGAACACGGTCATCCAGCCCACGGCGACCACGGTCACGGTCGATCCTAACGAGCCGAAGCGCAGAACATTCCTTTCAACTTACTCGCTCGGCGCGGCCACCACGAAAGCCCGGTTGCGCCCTGCGGCTACCACCAACAACGCTGTGTCCGTGCCGTTCGTGCAGGATGCATTCATTGCCGCTCTGTGAGGTGATCCATGGCGACTTATGCCGCAAAGAAAAAATACGCCGTGAAACTGACGCGGTCCGTCAAGCACGGGGCGTTCACTTACAAGCCTTTGGATGAAATCGAGATGGCGGGCGCAATGCTTACCGCTATCATCGAGGCCAATGGCGAGGAGGTTGTTGACTATGCCAGACCGGCTTAACGACTATCAGCTACCGTCATGGCCTCCGACGAAGATCACGCGTGAAATCTGGAACGCTGTTCTCGGCGATATCGGCGTTCGTTTACGGGAACGGGAGGCGCTGGAAGCATCGTTCGAGCTTCTTCAGCAGCAGGGCATTCAGGCCGCGCTTGATTACATTCAGGTTAGCGTTGCCCCACAGCTATCAGATCTGCAGCGCACCATTCAGGAATCGAAAGAGCAGATTGACGATCTGCTTCAGGGGAATGCTCCTAACGCGCAAAAGCTTGGCGGTCAGTTGCCCGCGTACTATGCAAAAGCGTCGGAAGTGCAAAGCCTGCTGCAAGTGGTGGCAGACAAGGCTGACGCGGATGACGTGACGGCCTTGATCCAACAACGCATCGCGGCGCTTGTGGATAGCTCCCCTGCCACGCTTGATACACTGAAGGAATTGGCGGCGGCTCTCAATAACGATGCCAATTTTTCGGTAACGGTCACCAGCGCGCTTGCCGAGCTGGAAACAAAGATCAAGCAGGCTGGCGCGCCGATCGGCACCACGATCATGATGCAAGGCAATGGCAACACGCCACCGCCTGGCTACCTTCTGCACAACGGCGCGCCGTGCACTTCTGCCTACCCACAGCTTCGCTCTTGGCTGTTGGCAAATGGCGCGACGGTCAACGGTAATGGTGATCCCATTATTGAAGACATGGGCGGATATTTCGCCCGTGGTTGGCGTCCCGGCCAAGTGGTGGACAGCGGGCGCGTTTTCGGCTCAGTGCAGCAGGACGCGTTACAGGACCACAAGCATAGAACCGCATCCGCCATTGCTGACAGGGTAACTCCATCATGGGGCACTATCGACGGAACGGAAGACTTCACAACAAACTCAGGCTACTACGCAAACGCCGGTGTAGCGTATCGAAACCTGTCAGGCGGTGCCAAATATCCTGTGGATGCGAACGGCACACCGCGCGTTGCAGCAGAGACCCGGCCAGCCAACAAAACCTTCACCTACTGGATCAAGGCTTATGCTTCTGATCAGGTGCCTGGCAGTGTGGATTTCGCGGCGCTGGCAAACAACGTTCAGGCACTGCAAACCAAAGTTAATTTGGTCGGTGTCAAGACAGGCGGGAAGCTAACGCCGACAAACACTGCCGCTCTTCTCTACGCGGGCCTACCAGCCAATATTTACCGCTTCACTGTTCACATGAGGAACATTTCCTTCAGCACAGCGGCGCAGCCTCAGTTACGCCTTGGCACTTCAGCCGGTATCACAGCCAGCGGATATGTCGGGCAAATCTCAGGGATTGAGGGCAATCAGGGCTATGCCAGCGGTGCGCTGAGTATCGGCGTTGGTCTCTGCAATGACGCATCGGCAACCTCTCTAACTATGGCCGAAGTAACTTTCACGAGAATTCCCGGAACGAATGAATGGACCTACAAGGGGCAAGCCACTTTGGGCAACGGGAACCGAGGTCTCTACGTGGAAGGCATTATTGCTCTTCCGGGTGAACTCGATCGCTTCCAAATCACAACCACCGCAGGCACGGCCAACATAAGCGGAACCACTATCTGGCCGGATTGGGAGTTCGCCGCATGAGTAAGCAATTAGTCTACGACGCCGCTACCGGTGAAAGCTACGTGGAGGACTGGACGCCGGAAATCGTTTCGGACATTCCGGTGTTTCTGCCCATCGAACCGACGCCATTCTGGCTGGCGGCCTACGATCTGCTTCAGCTCAAGAAATCCGACGTGTTGAACGCCATCGCCGATCCTGACGAACGCTATGAAGCGGAGTTGGAAATCGAGGGGCGTAAAACTTATCGCCGTGACGATCCAATGGTTATCAAGCTTGCACAGCTCAAGGGCTACCCGCCTGCGCAGATGGATGACCTTTGGCTGTATGTGCAGCAGCACTACAGATAAAATCGAATGAGCATGACCCGCACTCGATGCGGGACGTGAAACGACTAGGCGCTTAGCCGCCGCCCCTTCCCTCACATCGCTGGTTATTTCCAAAGGAGACCATCATGGCCGACCTCGCCTATGCTCATGGCGTGACACTTAATGAAAGCGCGGCGACCCCGTCGCTTCTTCGTGTCGAGCGCCAAGGCATTACTTTCGTCAACGGCTTTGCGCCTGACGCAGATCCCGCCGCTTTCCCGCTCAATTATCCAGCGCTTGTCACGTCGCCTCAACAGGCGGCGGCGCTGGGCGCGACTGGCTCGCTGCTGGAAGATGTAACGACCGTTTTTGACGAAGGCGGTTCCTGGTGCATCATCAACAGGGTGGAGTATTCCGCCGACGCGGCTGTGCTTCAGGCCAACTTGATCGGCGACCCGGTCGCGCGCACGGGCATCTATGCGGCGCTTCGTGCCAAGGGACTGACTGGCTACCAGCCGCGCGTCGTCATCACGGCTGGTGACACAGGTGCATGGGTTGAAGGTGGTGTGGTCTCCGTGACGGTCACAACGCAAGGTGCGAAGCTGACGGAAGCGCCGATCGTCACGGCGAGCGGTGGCGGTAGTGACGCCGGCAAGGTTCTCCCCACACTCGTTGCGGTGCTGGGTGACGGTGCCAACGCCGGCAAGGTGGTTTCGGTCCGTGTCGTTACGCCCGGTAAAAAGCTTTCGCAGGCTCCCGTTTTGACCTTCACGGGCGGCGGCTCTGATTCCGGCAAGGTTTTGCCGCAAGCTGTTTCGAATGTTGGAAACCTTGCCAATCCGTTCATATCGGCGCTGAACGCCATCCTGCCGAAAATTCGCGCTCGCGCTTACATCGGCGGCCCGAACACGACGAATGCCGAAGCGTTGCGCTTCCGCGATACGGTCAGCGGCGGTCGTATTCTGATCATCGATCCAAAGGTGATCAGGAACGTCAACGGCGTTCCGGTAGCAAAGCCCGTCGCGCCTGTCTTCGCAGGCGTCCGCGCTCGCGTGGTGGCGTCTGACGAGGGCGTTTCCGGTTCGGTTTCGAACAAGATCATTCGCACGATCGACGGCGTTTCTCGAACGATCATGTATCCAGACGACAGCAATTATCTCAACGAAAAGCAGGTTGCGACGGTTCTTAACGAGCGCGGCGGCTTCCGCACATGGGGTAGCCGCCTGGCGACCGATGATCCGCTCTGGCAGTTCGATAGCGTCCGCGCGACCGCCGACATGATCAACGAGGCTCTGGAGGATGTTTACTTCCAGTTCGTGGACCGCAAGTTCACGAAGGCCAACATGAAGCTGATGTTGGAGGCTGGCAATGCAGCTATCCGCGTCTTCAAAAACAATGAAGACATTCTCGGCGGTCGTTGCTGGTTCCCTGCGCTGAACGATCCGACGCTGATGGCAAACGGCAAGCTGTTCCTCAATGTGGAATTCGAGCCGGTCGGCATCATGGAACAAATCAACATCACCACTCACCGGAACATTCTCTACTACCGGCTTTTGCTGGAAGAAGTGAATGGACTCATCGAAGCCGGCCCGCTTTCGGTTGCCGCATAAGGAGTAGCCAGACATGGCAGAAAAAACACTTCCCCGCTTCATCCTGCGAGACTGCATGGTGTGGGCGGATCGTGAAAGCAAGCTGGGCCAGATCGGCGACGTCACCTTGCCCGTGCCAGAGGCGAAGCGCGAAGCCATGCGCAACGCCGGCATGATCAAGGAACGTAACGTCCACCTCGGCTACAACGCGCTTGAAATGGGCTTCAAGATGCCGGGTTTCGATCCGCAGATCCTGAAGCTCTTTGGCCTGAAGCCCGGCGTCGATACGCCGTTCCTGGTAACGGGCGCGCTGGTGGATGAAGACGGCACCACGCATAGCGCCGTCGTTTCGATCCGGGGCAAGATGTACAAGCCCGACGCGGGAACGTGGAAGGGTGGCGACCTGGCCGAAAACGACTATGCCGTGGACGTCAATTACTACAAGCTGGAAATCGACGGCGCGGAAATCTACGAGGTTGATGACTTCGACTTCAAGGTGGGCGGCGTCTCGCAATACGCCGATATCCGCAACGCGCTCATGCTGAACTGACGCCATCAAGAGGCGGGGTTGCTGGAAAGCATATGATTAGCCCCGCCCCTTTTTCGTTGGCGCGGGGCGATCGCCACCTCTGGCTTCGTTTTTCTTCGCGCGAACTTTTCTGACGAGCTGCTGCACGATCGCGGCGCGACGTCTGTTTTCACAAAAACCAGTCCATCAATAGCGCCGGCGCTCTGCGCGCGCTTTTTCCTTTCGAGGTTCTACTATGTCCGATACCGTCACTGTCTCGCTTTCCAAGCCTGTCATGCATGGCGACCAAACTTTTTCCGAACTCATTTTCCGCGAGCCGACTGTCGGCGATCTGATCCTCGGTGACCAGATCGGGACCGGGCAGCTTGCCAGAATGTCCGCAATCCTCGCTTCCATTTCCGACATTCCGCTTCCGGCTTTCAAAAAGATCGGCGCAAAAGATTTCTCAAAGATCGTTGATGCAACGTCTGAGTTGCTGGGAAACGACACAAAAAAGAAGAAACCCACGACTGGCGATTGATCGCCGTCTACGTCGCCCATTTCGGGCATACGGCCCTTGATGCCATCGAGCTTTGGTCGCCTGAAAAGCTGCTGGCTTATTTCCACAAAGTTTCCGAACTGAAAAAAATCATGGGGCAGTAAATGTCTGTGACGCAAAGCACGCTGCGCATCTCCCTGCTGGAAGATGTAGTTGCCAAATCCGCCCCGATTTTTCGGACGCTCGACCGTCTGCAAAACCAGCAGATGAAAGCGTTTGCGCCGATGCGTGGGCTGATGGGCCAAGCCATTGCGCTGGGTGCCGGCTATCTCGGTGCGCGCGAAGGAATATCAGCGACGGCAGGATCCGCGATCGAATTTGAGACAGCCTTCGCTGACGTGAAAAAAGTCGTCGAAGCAACCGACGAACAATTCGAAAACATGCGCCGCTCGATCCGGCGTATGTCGAATGAAATCCCCCTCGCCTCAACCGAGATTGCGGCCCTGTTCGCGGCTGCTGGTGAGTCCGGTATTGCGACCGAGGATCTGACAAGCTTCGCCGAAATGGCGGCGCGTGTTGGCGTCGCGTTCGACATGGGTGCTGGCGAGGCGGGCGAAAGTCTCGCCAAGCTTAAAACGCAGCTCGGCTTGACCGTGGGCGAAACCGGCGACATGGCCGATGCCATCAACCACCTTTCGAACAACATGGCATCGAAAGCCAAGGACATTACCGATTTCATGCTGCGCGTCGGCGCGATCGGGGAAATGAGCGGCTTTGCAAAGGAAGACGTCGCGGCCATGGGTAGCGCCATGATCGCGGCAGGTTCCGACGCAAGCACTGCTGGAACGGCAATGAAAAACGTCATCCGTGCCTTGGCTAAGGGTGATTTTGCCAAAAAGTCGCAGAAAGATGCCGCCAAGGCGCTCGGCCTCCACTTGCCGACGATCGCCAAGGATATGCAAAAGGATGCGAAAGGCACCCTGCGCAAGGTGCTGACGGCGATCGCCAAAGCGCCGAAGCATCAACAGACCTCCCTCCTCTCCGAGTTTTTCGGTGATGAGGCCAGCGCCTTCATGCCGCTTGTCGGCAACATCAAGCTGCTGGACGATGCGCTGGGCGCTGTCGCCGATCGGACGAAATATTCCGGTTCGGCCTTTCAAGAGTATGTCCAGCGCGCCAACACAACACGCAATGTTCTTGATCTGCTCGGAAACAAGATCTCGAACAAGTTCTCCGAAATGGGCGACGCTATGTTGCCCTCAATCCGCGAGGGCGCATTGGCGATCGGCGAAATCATCGACACGCTTGGAAATCGCGTGACGATCCTCGACCAGTTCACAACGGCGATGAAGGGCTTTACGCAGGGACTTGGCTACGATGGCGGAATACGCGACCTGGTCAACGACCTCGGCGATCTCCTCTTCGGGCCGGTCGATCCAAACGCTGCAGACCGGCTGGGCAGCATCTTCATGCAGGCCAAGGAATGGGGGGCTTCGATCCGCGAGCTGAACGACGCGATCGAGAAAAACCCGATCGCTAAATTCATGGCGGAAATGGCAGGCTACGGCTTCAAGTTCTTCCTCTACGCTGCTGGCATTGCGATGCTGGCGGGAACCGTTAGGAAGCTTGCCTCGGCGCTTATGTTGCTGTCGGGCGCTGGCGCGGCGCTATCCGTTCTGAAAACGGTTGGCGTGTTGAGCGAGTTTCCGGGAATAGGCGATGGCGGTGGCAAACCGGGATCAAAGTCTTCCAAGGGTGGCGGCAATGTTCCCGACGTGCTGCCGTGGGTTAGTCACGCCGGTCATTGGTTAAAGGGTTTGGGTGCGCAGCTTGGCCTCGGCCTTTCTGTCCAGAGCCTGGGCGATACTCCGGGCGATACGTTCCAAGAGCAAGTCGATAACCAGAAGAAGTACCGCGAAGGGCTGCTGCGGCTCTTCGGAATGAACGACCCACTTACGACGCCAGATCCGCAAGCTGGACTCGCATCTCGTGTGGCTGCGCAAACGGCGATCGACAATGCGAACCGCGCTCGCGCTGCTGGTTATGGTGGAACGACTGACACCCTGCCCGGCAAGACGGCTGACGATATCGTTCGGATTGACGCGGCCTCGATTGCGGAAATGACGAGACCGAACGGAACGCAGGACGTGAGGGTGACGAACCAGCAGCCTGTCAGCGTTACCGTACACGCTCCAATCTCCATCACGGGCGTTGCAGATCCGCAAGCGGCAGGAAGCGCGGCGGCTGCGCAGCTCGGCAATGAAGTGCAACGGGCGACTGAGGGGGCTTTTAGTGACTAAGGCTAAATCTCGCCTCTAAGCCACAAGAGAAAGAGTATGGGTAGCACGAAAGCTGTTACCCATACGAAACCCAACAGCAGGCTTTTTCCTAAGCGCCTCGACCGTGCAAATAGATATGCGGCTGGGGTGATCAAGAGCCATGCGCCGGCGCCTCGCATTCTCGATCCGTAACCTGCCTCGCTTACTGCGCGACCATCAAGGGCCAAAAAGGTTAGATAAAAGATCAGGCTGATTAACGCGTAAGTGCCGAAATCGAAGCCGCGACCTGTCACTCGGGCAGCAACATAGTCGAGGGCAAACATAGGCAACGGCGTTAAGGCCATCGCCCATGCCCAACGATCGCTAATGGCAGACGTTGGCAGTGGCGGAGGTGAGTTGCCGGCTGTTGGTTTGAACTGATCGACTTCGACAAACCTTTTCCAGTCGCCACCAGATTCAGCATTCCAGACAAGCGTATCACCTGAAATCGTGCCGTTCGCAAACTGCGATCGCAGATCGCTTTCGGTGACCGGCCCTAAGCGCTTGCCGCCCACATTGTAAAACCAATTGTCCACCCGACGCCCCTCATATGTTCAAGGCCGAAAATACAGATCGGTCGGAGGGAGTCGAGTCCTCTCATTTTGGAGAACCGTTCATGTCCGGCAACACGTCAATGATGCTCGGCGATTTCGCCTTTGAAGCTCTGGGTTTCGGTTATCAAGGCGTCAAGCGATCGGTGAACACGTCCTGGGCGGAAATTCCAGTCGGGCAAACGCTCAACCCTATGCAGTGGACTGGTCCGACCTCGGACGAAATCACCATTTCGGGGGTCATCTTCACCGAAGAGTTTGGCGGGCAATCGCAGCTTGACGGGATTGTGGCGCGGGCGGGTGCCGGCGAACCGATGATGCTGGTTACAGGCAATGCCGCCGAAGGTGTCATTCAAGGTGTCTTCACCGTGCAAGGTATCGAGGAAGACAGGTCGCACCACAATGCGCGCGGCGTGGCGGCACGCAACGCGTATTCCATCAAACTTAAGCGGCGGGCAGATACCCTGCCCTTATCGGGCGGCAGCATTCTTGATCGCGCTACTAGCTTCCTCTCCGACCTTTTCCGGTGAATTTGTATGTCAGATATCTACACGACAAAGCAGGGAGAAACCGTCGATCTCGCCTGCCAGTCTCACTACGGGCGCACGGCGAAAGTCGTTGAAGCCGTCATCGAAGCTAACCCCGGACTTGCCGCGCTGGGCGCGGTGCTGCCGATCGGCACGAAGATCCTCATGCCGGCGCTCTCTTCCACCACGACGCAACCGCGTCTTGTCAGTCTTTGGGACTAGCCATGAAGCCACGTGTCGAAATCACCATTGATGGCGCGCCGGTCGCCGGCGGATTCTATGAGCGGCTTAAGTCCGTGACCGTGACCGACAAAGAAGGTCTTAAGTCGGACACGGTCGATATCGAACTGAACGACGGCCCGCCGAACTTCCTCGCCCTTCCCCGCAAAGGTGCCATAATCGGCGTCAGGATGGGCTATGACAGCGATCTTGCTTCGCTTGGCACCTTCACTGCCGACAAGATCAGTTGCGATTGTCTGCCCTACAGCATGAAAATTTCCGGCAATGCCGTGGACTTTCGAAGTGGCAAGCTGAAGGAGCGGCAGGAACGCGCGTGGGACAAGAAAACCCTTGGCGATATCGTCTCACAGATCGCCGAAGAAAGCGGCCTGACGCCCGCCATCGATCCCGAACTGTCCAAGTTCGTTTACGACTGGATCGGCCAACAAGATGAAAGCAACATCCATTTTTTGCGGCGGCTTGCGGAGCGGCATAACGGCTTGTTCTCGATTAAGCAAAGCCGCTTGCTCTTTTCCAGTCTCGGTTCGGGCAAGGCCGCAAGCGGTAGGAACATTGGCAGCGTCATCGTCACGCCCGAAATGGTGCAGCTCGGCACATTGAAATTCGAGGTCGGCGATCGGACGAAATACAGCAAGGTCGTTGCCTACTATCAGGACAGCGACAAGGCACAGCGCGTCGAAATCGAGGCGGATGCGGAAGCGGACGGCGATAGCGTCTATCGCATTCCAGAGGCGTTCTCGTCACCCGACGAGGCGGATAAGGCGGCGCAAGCAAAAGCCAAAAGCCTGAAGCGTGGCGAGGGCAGCACGTCGGTCACTGTGATCGGAGACACTGCGATTTGTGCCGGCGCGCCGCTGCTTTACGCCCGCATCCGTCCCGGCCTCGATGGCGTTCCCTATGTCATCGACACGGCGACGCACAAGTATGTTGGAAAAAGCACCTTCACCACGGACATTTCCGGCAAGCTCTACGACGGCAAATCGTCATCCTCCGATGATGAAGCGGACGCGGAAAGTTCTTCAGGCGGCAGCTCGTCAACGAAATCAAAGGACGACGGAAAGGTCGCGCCGAATAGCGCGCCTGGCACGCCTAGGACGCCGTCGCAATGGCTCACGCCTCGGCTGGGGCGCACGGACGAAAACTGAAATCATCAAACAAGGAAACGACTGATGGCTAACACCTTCAAAGCGGCTGGAGCTGTCCAGTGGCAACAGATTGTCGATGGCGGGCTTTATTCCCGGTTCGGCATCCAAGTTGACTGCCGCCAACGCGTCTACGTCTGCATTTCGCAGGGCGCTCCTGATCAAAACACGGATGACTATATGATCCTTGAAACGGAGCGCACCCGCGAAATCGTGTGCAATCTCGCCGATACCGACAGGGTTTCGATCAGGACCGGGGATGCTGTTACTGTGGCCGTGCGCGGCTTCAGGGATAACAGATAGTACCTAAGCCGGAGTAGGCCGCGCTTTGAGCGACGGCCAAGTAAGGAATAATTCATGGGTGGTTTTTCACTTGGTTTCGGCCTCGCGCAGAACCGAGACAGGATCGCGGTTGCTCTGCTGGTTTGGCTTCTGGCTACCGGCGTTTGGAACGACGCTGGCGCTTGGGACGACGCAGCTAATTGGAAGGATATTTAAATGGGGCTTTCCCAAATTGCAGATAAGGATTCCGGTCTGAGTATCCGAGAAAAGCTCAACCGGCTTCTGGAGATGTTCACGCAGAACAAATATGACGGCAACTCTGCGCCATCACCCACTGACGATAGTACAGCGGGTTTCGATGAAGGGTCTAAGTGGCTTAATTCCCTGACCGGGATTGAATATATTTGCAGGGATGCTGCGGCAGGGTCAGCAGTATGGGTTAGGCAAGATAATGCCGATTTCTTCGGCTACGTGTCCGGCTCTTACTACCACGGCCTAAATGCACTCGTCGCTGCGGGCGCAGCAATAGGCGGTGGTACGATCCGCCTTCATCCTATCATCATCAAAGAACGCATGTCTCTTTCGGAGCTTGGTGCACGCGTCACGACGTCGGAAAGCAGCAAGAACTTTCAGTTAGCGATATATGCTTCCGATCCAGCGACAAGACTTCCCACGGGCGTCGCTTTAGGTTCGACTGCCAGTATGTCAGCCGGGGCGACTGGCGCAATGACTGGAGCCATATCTGGCGGCAGTATCACGCTTAACCCTGGCCTATATTGGATGGCCTTAAACACCGACACCACTACGGCGGTGTTTCAGGCGTTTGGGGCAAACTCCACGTTCATCGCTGCCCTCCTCGGCGGTACGGCGTCACAAGTTTCATCCGGCACCACGTCATCTGTCGCATATCTGACCTTCGCTCAAGCGTTCGGCACCTGGCCGAACCTGACAGGAGTGACTTTCGGTCGCGGCAGCACCTCCGCGTATGCTGGTATCTTTTTCAGGGCCGCTTAAAATGGAAAAAGAAATCGAACTCTATTTGCACTATGACGCGTCAGGAAACATCACCGCTTCTGTCGTTCCGGACAATGGTAATTTTTTGAAAATTCCTGCCGCTACCCAACCAGCAGAGCGCGACGACCTCATTAACGCTTTCAAAGCAAATCAGTTGGCGCTGGCGCAATCTGACTAACGCGCCGATCGCCAAGGCTCGCTTTCCAGCGCCTTAATCCAACAAGCGGAAACTCTCATGCTTATCGCCAATAAGTGGCAGGTGCTGAAACGCGCCTGGTCCATTCGATGGATCCTGCTTGCCGGTTTCTTGTCCGGCGTCGAAGTCTTCCTTCCGATCATCGACGGTTACTTCGAAATCCCGCGCGGGGTGTTCGCCGCGCTCTCGGGCGGCGCGACCTGTGCCGCCTTCATCTCCCGATTTCTCGTCCAGAAAGGTATGATCGATGCCGATCAACAAGATCACGCCGACGAAGCGCGGTAGAGCTGCAATTGCTTCCGTCATCCTTGGCATCGCCAGTGGCAGCTATGCGATCTACGATCGCTACGCCACAGAGCAGAAGATGGACCCTGCCGTTATCCTGGCAGTCGAAAAGGCCATCATCCCTTGGGAGGGGCTGGTCCTGAAATCCCATTGGGACCCCTTCGCCAAGATTTGGGATATTTGCTACGGCGAAACGAAGGGCATAGGTCCCGGCATGACGAAGACGAAAGCACAATGCTTCGACATGCTGCTTCGCCGCGTCCATGACGACTACTATCAGAAGATCATGGAATGCTCGCCAAACCTTACGAAAGCGCCGGTCAGCGTTCGGGCCTCCATGATCACCGGCTCTTACAATTTTGGCGTCGGTGCATGGTGCCGATCGACCGCCAAGGGCCGCATCGAAGCGGGTATGTGGCGCTTCGCTTGCGAGGCTCAAACGGCATTCAACAAGGCGGGCGGTCGGATCGTGCGCGGTCTCGTCAACCGTCGCGAAATGGGCGACGCGTGGCGGATCGGTGAAGCCGAACTTTGCGTGAGCGGCCTATGAGCTTCCTTCTCCCGACGTCGCTCACAGGGCGAATATGCGCCCTCGTCATCTGCGTCTTGCTTGCTGTTGGCGGCTTTCGGCTGTGGCTTTCGTTTCACGACGCGGCGCTGCTCGAAGGCTACGTCCTGCTTTCAGAAAAGACAGCCGCTGAAGCGAAAGCCGCCGAAATGGAACGTCAGCGCAACGCCGCTGCGCTGGCGCTCGAAGACTACCGCAAGCGGGCGGTGGCCGACGCCCTCACCCAACAGAAGCTCGAAGCCCAACTCGAACAGGCAATCAAAGATGACAATCAAAACATGGATGACGGTGATTACCGTTGGAGCGATGATGATCGCCGCTGGCTGTGCGAGCAAAGAGGCGAGGCTTATTGCCGCCGCTGATACGCGCGGCAAGACGTCGGCGGGTGTCAACCTTCCTGATCTACCGGAAGAGTGCCGAAAGAAGATGGACAGGGTCATTCCCAAGTACGGAACCGAAAAGCCCCGCAACACACAACTGCGGTGGGACCTTGCGGCGGATTTCGTAGACCGCCGCACTCTTCGTTGCGCCGCCTTCTACGACTACACCAGAGCCTCTTTTGGTTCAGGTCAAGCGTGCAGCAAAGACCGCGCCTGCAAAGGGGGTGGTTTGAGCTATGGCACCTGGTGATTTCGATCCGTCTATCCACCAGCAGCTCGGACGGCTGGTAGAGGGAATGGAAGGGCTTAAAGACTCGATACGACGCATGGAAGATCAGTCGAGACGTTCCGAAGATAAGGCGGCTGAAAGTCGCGCTGTCGTGCATAGGCGGCTTGATGAAATGGTGGACCGCGTCGGCGACGTCGAACAGACGGTGGCGCTCGTAAAAGATGACGTGACCGATATGAAGCCTGTGACCGACGACATGAAGCGGTTGCGGCTCATGGGTACGGGCGCATTGGCAGCCATGGGCTTTGCGGCCATGGCTGTAGGCGTGACATTCGCGGACGCCTTAAAGCGGCTCGGGGATTTTTTTATTGGACGGTAAGAAAAAGCCGCGCGGAGCGATCCGGGCGGCTTTTTTCGTTATCGGCCTAGTTCAATCCGGGCCGAAGCAGGCCCGCACGCGCTGGGAGAATTAATTAAGCCCCGCTAACTTTCTCAGATCATCATTCATCCGAGACTGCCAGCCCTTCCCCCTTGCTTTGTAGTGATCCACAATATCGGGATCTAGTCGGATAGTGACTGGCGTCTTTGTTGTTTCGGCTTTCGGACGACCACGGCGCGCAATCTCTTTATCGATGTTCTCAGTCAGGTCGGGAAACACTTCGCGAAAGGGCTTAGCCTTCGTCTCGTCGTCCAGCTCGGCGGGGCGCTCAATGGCTGGATCGGGGCCGATCAAATCGCCGGATGAAGTTTCCACCCACCAGCCATCCGCGTCCTGGTGAACGCCACCCCTCGCGATCAGGTCTTTCATTGCTTGATCATATTCATGCCAACGGCGCATTCTTTCCGCGTCGTCGGCTTCGCTGTCTCCTAGGTCGGCGGTGATGAACTGCGGCCATTTCCGGGTCATAGGATTTTCCTTTCTGCCTTGCTTGCCCGTCGCATGGAGATAACGGAGAGGGCTTCTGAACCAACGGGGCGGAACACTACGGCGATAATGGTTACGCCTTCCAGTTCGCCGATCGCTAGAAAACGGCCTTCCTTGGCATCTTTGACTGCGGCGGATGCAAAAAACTCAAGAGACAAATCCGCGAAGTCCAAACCGTGTTTGGTCAGGTTGGTTTGTCGTTTCGGTTCGTCCCAAATGATTTTCATAAATTGTATGTACGATAAATGGATGACAGATGCAAGCAATTTTTGTGCATACAAAAATAAAAAAGCCGCCCGCAAATGGTCTACAGCTATCGATCAATCTTCCTGATCGGATCGGCGCATAAGTCTGCCGCCTTCGCTTAACCGGATGATGCCCGACGAGTTGAATTTATGTACCTGATATATCGCGTTTGCTGCGACCACGTTCTGCGCGCCGCCTAGTTTTCTCACGCGGCTACCGTCCGGCAAGATCTCGTCCACGCTGTGATTGAAGGCGTTATCGAAGAAGGGTTTTTCGTTCGGGTTTGGCAAATCGAAAACATACCTCTCTTGCCCTACCTCGCAAAAGAATATGCTTTCCCGACCATAAACCCACGCGATGGCGATCTTTCCACCCGGCAACTTGCCCCTAGCTTTGTAACAAACTTGCCATTCGTGACCGTAATACACCAGCATGGGAAGGCTAAGCGGCCTCCTGATCGTGGTTCGAATTTCTTCCGGTGTTAGCATTAATCGGGGCGACAT